GATAGACTCGGTTTACGGTGCCGTATGAGCCTTGGCGCAATACTCAGTTGATATTGTCGCCAAGGCTTTAGGCGGTAGCCAAGTTGATCAGCTCGCCAACAGTTTTAAGAACGTTGATCAGGCGGCGGCTAAAGCGCAAGGCAGCCTTGATCGTGCGGCGAACAATATCCGTAATTTTGGGAGTAGCGCTAAGGGTGCTGGCGATGCGGCTCAGGCGCTTGGCAATTCCTTAAATGGTGTTGTCGGCAGGTTTGCCGCCTTTGCAGCTCAGCTCGGCGTCACCGTTGGCGCTGTTGCCCTGTTCAAAAGCAGCTTGGATGCTGCCTTTGCGCGAGAGGCGGCAGAGAATAGGCTCCAGTCACTGACTGATTCGGCTCATGAGTATGAGCTGGCAATGGGCGCGGCTGAGATCGCGTCTAAGCGTTTTGGCACGACTCAGACCGAAGCGGCTAACGCGCTTGGCGATATCTACGGCCGATTGAAAGGTCTTGGCCTCAGCCTTGGCGAGGTCAATGAGATTTACACCGGTTTCAACGTGATCGCCCGTGAAGCACGGGTGAGCACTGAGGACGCCGCCGGGGCATTCCTGCAGCTTTCGCAGGCCATGGGTAGCGGCAAGCTTCAGGGCGATGAGCTGAAGCTGATCCTTGAGCGAATGCCGCAGTTGGCGCAGGCCATTGCGGATGGGATGGACGTTGGCGCTGGGGCTATTCGTCAGCTGGCTTCAGACGGCAAGATTGGCCTTACCGAGATCCAGAACGCTCTAGCCGGTGCGGCGACTCGTGCAGACGAGCTTGGTGGCACGTTTACCAATCAGCAGGCCACGATCGCCCAGGTCAAGCAGCGGTGGGAAGAGCTGCAGGTACAAATCGGGCAGACACTGGCCCCGGCTTACCTGACTGCGATTGAGGGCATTAGTCAGGCTGTCTTCTTTATGGGTGAAAGCCTGAAGGGTGCATCTGCTTGGGCGCAGAAGAACGCTGACGCCATTAAGAACATTGTCATGGTTGGCCTTGAGATCGGGAAAATCGTTGGGTCGGTCTGGCTTGTCGTTGCTGCTTATCAGGCGTGGCAAAAGGTCACGGTGGCATTGGCAGCGGCTAAAGCCTTCTTGGTTGGTTTGACCGGGAAAGGCCTTGTGCTGGTGGCGGCTGGTGCCGCGGCGGCAGCGGGTGCTTATGCCCTGTTGTCAAAAGGCGTTAGCGATACCGCCAACGAAATCCAGCGGATGCAAGGCGAATCGGAAAAAGCCTTCCAAGACCGTAAAGCGCAGGTTGAAACGGAGTTAAAAGCTCAGGCTGCTTTGGCAAAGGGTATGCAGAAGCAGGAGCAGAGCGCCAAAGACTTGGAAAAGGCGCAAAAGGGAATCACTGAGGCTATTAAAGAGTCAACTGCCGAGATTGATAAGTTTTCGCAGGCGCAGACTACTTCTGTAGATCAGGCGTTGTCCCTGACGCAAGCGCGTTTGCAGGCCGAGATGGCCGTAAACGACGTCTTGCTACAGCAGGCAGAGCGGCAGCTAGCAGCAGCACAAACGCAAGACCAGCGCGTACGGGCAGCGCAAGCTGTGTACCAGCTAACGGTGCGTCAAGCCCAATTAGAGCTGGTGTCTACGCGCGCAACGATTGCGGCTGAGCTTGAAAAAGCGCGCATTGCGGTTGAAGCAGCGCGCATGAAAGAGCGTGAGGTTTACGCCGTTGTACAGCTTGCGATTGCACAAAAGTCTGTCACAGCTGCGCACTTTGAAGCGCTAAACGCACAGCGCCAAGCTGTTGGCCTTGCAGAGCAGCAGTTGCGTGTTGCGACGCAAGTCGCTGCAGAACAGAACCGTGCAGCAGAGGCAACATACAGAGGCAAGGTCGCTGCCGCTGATGCCGCTTATCAACAGAATGTTGTGGCTAAGAATACGCAAGCTGCTGCCTCTGCTGCCGGGCAGTTTGCAAGCAACATGAGTTCTGGTGCCGATGCTGCTGAGCGCGCTGCTGGTGCTTTGGTTCGCGCTGCTCAGGGTGCGCAAGGCGTTGCTCCTGCATTGGCTCAGTTTGGCGAAGCAGGCAAAAACAGTGAGTTCGCTAACGCTTGGTATGAAGCTATGAAGGGATTGAATGAGAGGACTCTTACTGCTGCAGCTTCTCAGCGGAAGTACAACGAACTTATGGCCGAGTTCTTGAAAATGGCCGAGCGCTATAACCAAATCAAAGCTCAAGAAAAGCGTAGTAGCGCACGAGATGAGTGGAGCAAGGTGACAGGTGGCATCCCTGGTTTCGCTTCTGGTGGTTATGTCAACCGTCCGACCTTGGCGATGGTGGGCGAAGGCGGTGAACCGGAGTATGTAATCCCTCGTTCTCGCATGGCATCAGCCATGGCTAATTTTGCCGCTGGCAAGCGTGGCAGCGCTGTATTAAGTTCACCGCAAGTCAACATCACCACAGGGCCTGTCACACAGATGGACGGTACAAACTACGTAACGCAAGGTGATTTGATGGCTTCTACTCAGTCGGCTGTACAGCAGACGCTGGCGTTGCTACAGAACAACCCATCCGTACGGCGTTCTATTGGGGTGGCTAGATGAGTAGCTTTGGTGTTGCGCAGTTTGTTGCCGTCAGTGCTGCGGATGGAACACGACTCTATTCGTGGCAAAACGCATGGATTGATCGCACGGTTAATGGCTACGTCTTTTACCCAGTAGGGCTGTCTAGCTTGGTAGACGCAACAGGCGGCGAGTTTGTTTCTGTCGCAATGTCTCTGCCACTTGGTAGCGAAGCAATGCAGCTGTTAGATCAGGGGATTGACGGTAGGTATCAGGTGCTGATTGAAGAATACAAATATGATGGCAGCCTGGATGTGATTGATCCGGCGGCCGGGGTGAAGACGACTTCGTTCTATGGGGAAGTGATCGGTGGGTCAATCAATGCGACGTCTGCGCAGATTGATGTTGGCAGTCGGTTGGACGCAGTAGAAGGACAGATGCCGGCTAGGCTCTATACGGCAGCGTTGGTTGGCCGACCGCCAAAGATTTAGCCATGCCTTCTGCTTCTTCTGTATCAGCTTCATCCCCGTTTGTTAGCGCGCTGCAGCAGGATGCGTGGGGTGCTGTTGAAGCTGGTGACGCTGATCTGACGTCTAGCCAACGTGTCGTCACGATTGGTACGCCAATTCAGGTTGTTTTTTGTAAGCACGCAGCTGGGGCGGGTGGAGCATGGGTGACGCCACCTGCGGCGCGTATCGGCGCAAAATACAACGAGGTATCTGGAGTTACTTCATATGTTGGCCTAGTTGTTAGCGATGGGCGCATTGGCGATATTGCAACGAGTGACGTCTACAAGGGCGCGACAGTCGTCACGGGGTTAACCGGCGGGGCGAGCCTGTTTCGTTATGGCGGAATGCCAGATATTACTGATGGCTACGACTGGCAATCGTCGCAGACTGTATCAAAGGGCCAGTCTGACATTCTCAGTTATCCGATTTCAACGGGTTATACCGTCAACAAAAGCGGCGTATTGAGCTTTAATGCTCAAAACATCAGGGTAGAGGTTGGTCATGTGACTCACATGGTTAGCCACCGTCTTTATGTCAACGGGGTTTTAGACACGGGCAATACTTCAACCGCCGCAAACCGTATCAATATCAGCAAGACGTTTGCTGCGCCAACAGACGTTCGCCTTGAGATCATTTCCTACAACGCTGGCGAAGGAAGGCCGTATCCGGCTGGGGCAACGCTGTTTGGCCAAATTGACACAACGTTTTTATCGACTAGCACGGTCACCGACGAGACAAGAGGTTTTCCTTTGTATCCCGGCTCTGGCGGTACGTTTGAAGGGTTGAGCTGTTTAGCAGTAAAAGGCGGTTACCCAAAAGAAGGCGGCGTGTCTGTCCCTAACACCGTGACAGGCGAAGAGTTTAGTGGTGAGTTCATTACAAGCTATTCAGTCGCTAAAACCCAAGTCACACAATTTTCAATCAAGGTAACCTCCGTTAAGTCTTCAAACATCAGTCAGGTATTTGGCTGGGCGTTTTACGCCAATAACGCGCTAGTTGAAGCAAATGGGGCGTCTTACCCAAACACAATCACAAAAAGCTATTCATATCAGAATCCGGTTGACGCGCGGTTTGAGCTGACGTCCTACAACGGAGGGGCTGGCAAACCATATCCTGCAGGAACAGTTGTCACGGGGACTGTCACTTACACAGGGTTAGGCGCGCCGCAGGGTGCCAAGTCGCCGGACACCTATTCGGATCAGGTGCGGTGCTTTGTGCGCAACGGCATTCAGGTTTACAACGTGCTAACTGGTGCTACAGGCAGCAGTGATAACTTTGCTGACCTTGCTTATTACCTGTTAACGCAATGTGGCAAGGCGTCGCCAGCGTCCATTGACATTGAATCGTTTCGCAAGGCTGCCATTTTTACAGCTGCAAACGGGCTGACATTCAATGGTGTAATTGCCAGCTTGTCAAACGTGCGCGAGTATTTGCAGGCTATTGCGCCCTTCTTCCTGCTGCGATTCACGACGATTGACGGGAAATACGCGCTAGCACCAGCGCTGCCGATTGATGCTAACGGGGCTTTTGTAGTTGGCGCCGTGACGCCTGTGGCATCGTTTGACAAAACGGTGATTTTGGGTGGCAGTTATAGCCGCACTTATGTCGCAGCGGCAGAACGACGTGAGCGCATTGTCCTAGTGCCGTGGCGCAACCAGTCAACGGCTGATTACAGCGTCGTCAATACCGCGGAGATCAGGTACAAGGATGAGCCAAACGCCACGGTTTACGAAAGCTTTGATGCGTCTGGCTTCTGCACTAGCTTCAGCCACGCTGCCTTGGTGGGTAGATACTTCCAGGTAAAGCGGCGGCGATCCGTCCATTCCATCGTGTTCAGCGTTCCAGCTGACAAGGCCGTCGGGCTGAAATCGCGCGACGTGATCACGGTAAGCCTTGATTCTGAGACAACCCTCGGCAGCGTTGCGCCAGCGGCGTTGCCGTATCAGGTGGAAAGCATTTCAGACGCACCCAATGGCGTGACAACTATTGAGGCGAATTACTTCCCATTGGACGGAGATGGCAAAAGTCTGTTTCTGCTAGACATGCTAGGAGAAGCCTGCGAGGTTAAGTGAGATGGCGGTCGCTTCGTTCCCAGCGCTAAAGCCATCGGGGCGATCTTGGACGCCTGGTAGCTTGCCCAGTCAAAGCTTGGTGTCACAGTCTGGATATGAGACTCGCGTGATGCTGGGCGCTAAGCCTGTTGGGGCGTTGTTGCGGCTGTCGTTTGCCAACCTCACCGATGCTGCTGCTCAGAGCATTACGGACCATTTCGCACTAGCGCGTGGTGCCTATGAAATTTTTGACCTGCCGGCAGACGTCTTTGCAGGCATGAGTAGTTACGGGCATATCACGCCTGTAGGTACGAAGTGGCGATACGCCGCAACGCCAACTCTGGACTGGTCAGCGCCTGATGTGGTTGGCGTTAGCGTGAGCCTGATGGCTGTCTACGACTAATGGGCAAGCTGTATAGCGGGATTACAGGCAGCCTGAGCGTTGATGGCGTCACGATCGGGAAGGTGCGCGAGTGGTCGTTAGAAGGCAGCGCTGAAGCCTTGGCGACGACGACCTTGGGCGATTGGGCGCCGACCTACCGCTATGGACGGCAGCAGTATGCAGGCAGTTGTGTGGTGC